AGTGGGAAAGCAGACCCAGAAGTCTATGTAGAGAATCCCTTTGGTAAAAAGATCAGGGATAAGGATACGATGACTAAGTATTTGGATGCAGATGAGAAATTATCTAATGCATCGCTTAAAATTGATTATTATGATACAATGCTTACATATATTGAAAGTATTCTTAAAGTAATACAGAATAGAACATTCCAAATTAAGAATGCTATTGAGTTTATGAGATTTCAATCTGGATTGGGGTAATGGCAGAAGTTCAAATTTTAGATAATTTTATACCAAAACAAAATCAATTGATTCTAGAAAACTTGATGGATGTTGAAGAGTTTTACTGGTTTTATAACAGTACAACTGTTCATAAAGATTCTAAGAATACTTTTCTTGGTAGAAGAAAGAGTGATCATCAATTTACTCATCAGATGTATATTCATCAACCACCTAATAATGCAGTCATAACTTCACGATATTGTGAGCAAGTTATAAATTGTTTTCCATTACCAGAATTTAAAACTCATAGATTAGGAAAAGTAAAAGCAAATTTAACTATTCCAGGAAAAAGAAAAGATGTTCAAGAACCTCATCGAGATTCAGAATATGAGGGAGCAGTTACATATCTTTATTATGTCAATGATTCAGATGGTGATACTAGAATCTATCATAATTGGATGAATACTCAAAGAATTAAACCTAAAAAAGGAAGATTGGTAAGATTTCCTTCTAATACAAAACATAGTGGTAATGTACCTTTTAATTATCAAAAAAGAATCGTATTAAATATTGTATTTCAACCTCCTGGTAATTGATCTAAATATCTTTAGATGTATGGATCTTCTTGAGAACGGATGTCATTATAGGAAAGAAGAATGAGGTTTTTCTCCAAGTACAAGCCGAACCTCACGTCTTCATGGAGTTGTCCGATTACTTCACGTTCGACGTGGAGGGTGCAAAGTTTATGCCTCAATACCGTAACAAGTATTGGGACGGAAAGATTCGATTATTCTCCACCTCTAATGGACAAATCTATGTCGGATTACTTGATAAGATTATTGCCTTCTGCGAAAGACACGATTATACCTACGAATTTACACATAATGAATACTATGGTACTCCCTTCGAAGTAAACGAGGGAATATCATATGAGGGTGTTAAAGATTATATGCGATCTATTAGTCGCCATACTCCACGTAAGTATCAAGTAGAGGGAGTATACGATGCCTTAAGGCATAATAGAAAGCTATTGATATCGCCCACTGCTTCA